CTATCTCTTCTTATCTTCATTTTCTAAAACAAATTCTTTTATCTCTCTGTTCATTTTAACATTCCGATCACGATTTGCAAACTTTTTTTTCTTATTATCTTTTTCAATTTTTAGAGCAGTGTGTCTTTTCATTTCTTTTATAGAAGGCGCTTTATAATCTTCATCGTCTTTTAAAGCAAAGTAACCCGCTATAGGTGAACTACAAAAAACTACAACCCTAGATAAAAATGTCAATATACTTTCTACTATATCCCATTTTAAGCTGTTGCTTATCAAAAAACAAATAAAAAGAGCTGTGCCCAGCCATGCATAAGTATTTAATATTTTTGCTCTTCTCTTTAATCCTGCTTCACTTTTTGGATCTACCGAATAAAAAGCTAAGGCGTTTGAAATATAATATGTAGCTGATGAAATAAGTAGACCACTAATACTAACTGCAGTAAATGAATTAACTGCTAAGGAAACACCTGATATTATTGTTAATATAATTTTCCCATTGCTCACGCTTAACTCGTCATATTTGAAATTACTCAACACCATCCACTCCCAATCATCGCTAGATAAAAGCATATCATGTTGGAAAGATTACTTCAATACTTTTTTAAGAGAAGAGCCGCCTTGGGGAAGGCGACTCAAGAGAAATTTAATAAGTGTAAGTTTATTCTAAACTAAGGACTAAAGAAAGACAAGTCTTTTAATATCCAGTACCCCAAGTATTGTCTGGGTTGCCGTCGTTTGGACCAACAGGAATGTAAATTCTAGTTCCGTTTGAATCAGAACCACCTAGCCAAACATAGCCATCTGCCACGTGAACGGAATCATATCTAAATTGAGACCCCTTCGGCCATACTCCGTAAATTGGCGCGTACAAACTAGGTGATCCAGTACGCAACACAATGCCTTCATTTACACCAATAGTGAATGTTTTAGCTGGTGCTGGTTTACTGTTTTTCCAAAGCTCCGCAATATCACCATCGTTCGCATAACCTAGTAATTTACCGCTATTTTCAACACGATATAGATTTTTACGGCCATTTAGTTTTTGTGTAATGGTTCCAACTTGTGTCCACAGTGTATCTGCGTTGACATGCTGTGCAATTGGTGCGTCTGGATTTTTATATATAGTAGTGAATCGGATATTTTGTCCTACTTTATATTTGGGTTTATTAGGCTTGCCAGGGTTTACAATAACATCCGAGCCATCTTCTGGCAATCCAGTTTGTAAATCTTGTGCAAACTGTGCCTTACTAATCCCCCAAGATGCCAAATAGCCGTATGGATCTGTGTGATTTCCACCTAAATTGTTTGTCACCCACAAATGAGTTTTTATGCCGTAACCTGTCGGATCGTCTAAATCAAACGTCACATTAATTTGACGTGCTAAATCACGTAATAAGTTAACGTAAGCTGCATAGTCTTTCTTAAACATAGCTTTATTTGAAGTATTGGCTAATTCGACTTGTGCATAAGCATAAGGGTTTGCATCTCCTGCTCCCCAAGCTATACGACCGTTTTCCGCTACCTGAAGCACACGGCCCCCTCCACCTACAACATATTGCGTAAACGCTTCTTGTCGTTGCCAGTTGTTAAGCATGTTATTGGCTTCGTTTTCTACACCAGCGTCCATATTTGCAGTATCGTGCGCAATGATGTATCGGTTAATAGTCATTGGCCAACCTGCGTTAATATTTCCACGGGTTTCGACTTGGTACGCATCCACATTGATTGTAGGCATAAAAAATAGAGCGACTAGCGCTCCAACTAAAATTTTCTTTTTCATTCGTTTACTCCTTGTCTTTTAAATTATATGCTGATACACCTGTTACTACTCCTAAAAAAGTTGCAATGGCATTGATAGTTAAAACAGCCATATCTGTTTGTTGCCAACCATAGGCTTTGCCTAACGTTGCTACTAAAACAGAACTAGCAGGAAGTACAGTGAGTACTCCCCATTTGATGATTTTGTAATACTTGTCTGGTAGTATCATTTTCAAATTCCTCCTAAGTATTTCGTGATTAAGTAAACAGCAACAGAAACCCCAATTCCTGCAATTGTTCGCCACGTCCACTTTTGATTCTCTTTAATTTCCGCAATATCGCCTTCATTGTTTTTGGCCATTGAGAGTGCTATGTCTGCTTTCTCTCTTAATTGTTCATGATTATCCAACTTTGTCTCAATTCGTGCCAAACGATCGACGATTTCAATTAAAGGCTCATCTTTCAAGTTATCGTCTCCATCCCTTTAACAAAAAACCGCCTAGCTTTTGCTAAACGGTTTTCCTGTCATTTTAGTAAATTCCTCTTCTGTAATACAACTAGGCACAAATTCTGATACTTGTTCAGGCGTGAAAAAGCCCCAGTCGTACATCAGTTTAATGTCATCATATGAATACATTATTTTGCACCTCCGATTTGCTCTTTAATCGCATCAATTTCTTTAGTATTTTGAAGCGACGTAAGCATAGTCTTAGAATTGATTTGTGCAAGCAATTCTGCTTTAGCAGTTAGTTTTTCATTTGCTTGTTTTAACTCGCTATTTGAAACTTCTAAGCTATTCGCAAGATTTTCTAATAAGTTTAATTTTTTAGAATAATCTTGCGTGACTGCTTCTTCCCATTTTTGTTCTGAAAAATTAAAGAATTGTGACTGTTCATTGGCCAAACCTCCAAGCGGTTCAATCTCTACAAAAGGTAAAGACGTTGGAAAATTATCCTCCACTTCGTGTTTTTCAAACCCCATTGGATATAATACTTTGTATATTACTTTCATTTGTAATTTCCTCCTTATACTGGCCACGCATCTGGTGTTATCCACATTCCTGACACGTAAGAACTTCCGTTACCAGACTTTACTTGCACAACACTTGATTGATCAATATAAGCACGGGCATCGGCTGGTTGATTTGCGTTCCTAACAAGCGAAAGTGCTGTCTGTGCAGGATACCCTTGATCACGTTTGTAACCTTTCGGAATAGTAATGATCCAACGTGTTTCAGTTCCTGTAGGCCAATTATCGCACTTAAAGTTAAAGGTTAAAAAAACTATATTTCCAATTCGAGTCAATTTTCCGTTTACATCTGTGATATTTGTTGTATCACTTCTATCAGCCATTGTTATTGCACGCTCAATCATGCCAGCTTGGACAGTTAACCCTTTAAACTGTAAACCATCTTGAAAATTCTTTGTTCCTAAAATTGTTTCATTTCCAGTCGCTTTAACAAGTTTTCCGTCAATTCCATCCAACCCATCAACGTGTGTTTTCATATATTTCGCATTACCATTTTCTTTTAACTGAACGATATCTGCCATTATGCGTCACCTACCTTTTCAAATGTAAAAACTGGTAATGCATCCAGTTTTTCTTTATCCATTTTAGACATTAAACCATCTTTTTCAGCAGTAGCATTGCCAGGAATTGTTGGAATGATGGTTGCGTCAGGCAACGCTTTTACATCTGAAGCAGTTAAAACAACTTCACCTGTATGACCATTTACAGACGAAACAGTCCCTGCTCCAGTACCACTAATCTTTCCATCTACAAATTCATTCAATCCAACAACGCCAGCTGTACTAGTCTGTACATCAATAGCTACGCCATCTTTTTTCACTACGTATAAATCAGGCATTTAATTCTTCATCTCCTTTTACTTTTTCAAACTCAACACCAGAACCACCTAGTTTTCCAGCTTCATAATCGGCTATGATTTTTACCATTTTGTCATACTCTTGTTGTGAAATCATCACGCCATCACTAGGTAAATCTAAGTCTGTACGTGTAATAATCACTGCTCCAGTTTTTCCGTTGACAGATAAAACTTTTGCTTGTCCGTTCATTATCTCTGATAAACCAAGGATTGCCGATACGTGTGTCATAGGAAAAAACTGACGTTTAATACCATTTTCATCAGTTTCCATCATTCTTTTAGCATCAACCATTATCTGCACCTTCAATCGTAAAAACATTTTGTTTTGGGTCATCAACTGTCGCTATGATTAACGCCCCTTCCTCGATTGGGAAATTGACTGTACCCACCAGTTCAACTTCATGATTCTTAGAAAATGAATCATCCTCTAAAATTTCTAACGTGTTTACATTGCCGTATTTAATGGTGTATAGCCGTTCCTCTAGCCGATGATACAAATATTCCATATCTGCCAATAAACGTTCAGAAATCGAATTATGGCGCACTCCTTGAATGTCTACACGTGCATCCATTAATTCGGCTAGCATTGTTCCGCCTGGATCAACAGTTTTTAAAATATCTTTGATTGATTCGAACCATTTTAGATAATCTGTTTCTTGGCCGTTCCGCCAAGCTTCAAATGTATCTTGTTGATTTTTGCGCCACTTTTCAAACTCTTCTTTTCTAGCATTCATCCAAGCTGTAAAATCGCCTTTGTTTTCATTGATAAAAGCGGTCATATCTGCAATTAAATCTTCTATTGATTGCCAATAGGAACCCATTTCACCTTCTGTTTTAGAAGCTGCATTCACCACAAAATAGGAAAAGTTTTGCGTTGCACCAATCAGGTTGTCGCCTTTATGAATACTGAAATATGCTTCCTGTCTGTGCAATGACTGCATAGAATATTCATCAAAGGTATACTGGATAATCCCTTTTTTGGCATTCACAATTTTTGCCGCTCGTTGAATCGGATACTTTTTATCAATAACTGATTCAAAAAATACTTCGCAACCTGTTAAATCAAGTGGCAAAGCATTTTCAACTAATATAGCTTCTAAAACTTCGGTATTTCGGTTCCCTTGCCGAACATTTTGTATACCAATGTAATTGTATGGCTCCGTAGTGCTTAGTGTTGCTTGCCATTTAACCATTTGTTTGCTCCTTTCTAAAAATTAATAACATCACGTGGGTTGATTCGTTGCCACTGTCCGCCTTTCCATACTTCAAAGTGAAGGTGAACTCCTGTAACAGTCCCCGTAGCTCCCATAATTCCAACTTTATTTGTCGTTGTAACTTTATCGCCAACAGCTAAATCGACCGAATCCAAGTGTCCATAATACGTGTAGTAACCATCGTCATGTTGGATAACTACATAGTTTCCTCCTGTACCATCATAAGTAGCTGTGATTACAGTACCGTTTCTTGCGACGTACACTGGTGGCATCGAACCTGCTGGCATTGAAGCAATATCTATTCCTCCATGTATTCCAGCTGCCCCTCCACTAGCATAGTCTGGTTCATCCCATTCTTGTGTAATCGTATAACTTGAACGAACAGGATTCATCCAAGTTGGCTTACTAGGTTTTAAGTCTTTCAGCAAGTTGTACCAATATTGAGCTAATGGAATACGTTCAGGATGCGTAACAGCTGGTCGTTCAAAGTTTGCCTCAAACGCCATCGTGGCTGTGCCAATATCTGTTAGTGCTTTGAACTCTGCAACAGAATATGGATAAGCCGCGGAAGGAATATATTGGCCGTTATGCATATGCCATTCTAACAATTGAAGTTGCGTATTAATGTTTCGATAGTCGCCACTGATACCAGCTTGGCCTAGTAGACGTTGCACATAAGCACGGCCACTTTCACCAGCAATTGGCGACGTCCATTGAACTAGACCATAACCAGGACCTCCGCCGCCTTCATCGATATCGGGCATAATTCCAGATTCTTGATCCATGTTCCCTAAAATCCCAGCGGCTGCTTGTTCGCTGTATCCTTTTGATTTTAAGAACTGCCAAACTGCCCAAGCGTTTTTCTCTTTTTCGGTTGTTAGTTCTGGTGGAACGTCACCATCGTTACCACCTGATCCATCGCCAGGAATAACTTCCTTACCGCCGACATATAACTTATCAAATTTAGCGATAGTTCCTGTTAAAATACCGCTAATATCCATTTCACTTTTGAGTGTAGTTTTTCCAGAAATACTGAACTTACCTTCATGCGACCAACTAGCATAACTATTCACTTTCTTATTATCTGGATGAGCATCTGCTGGTATTTGAATAATTGGTACTGATTGTACATCATTATTTTTGCTAATCGTATTGATTGAAAAAATGTAACCAGGTTTTTGTCTAACAGCGAATCCATTTGCTTTTTTTCCGCTTCCATCATACGTGGCCTTAATATCACCAAACAATTCGCCGTGAACATCATTTAGGCCAGTGCTTACTCTCTTTCTCTCGAAAGAAACTTTGCCACCTTCCATAACAACTTGGAAATCTTTATCATCTAATGTTTTTAGAGCCACACCCTGTACTAAGATTCCTGTTAAAATACCTGCAGTAATAAAATTTGCAACAATTGAGCCATCTTGAGTAATAGCTGTTTCAAACGGGCCATTTACTCCGTTGTTCGAATATCCGAGACCTCCTAGATTCCAACGCCATACTTTTTTTGCATCATTTGCATTTGGTCTGTCCATGATTAAAATTTCTTCTGGTGCATCTTTAGGACGAAAACGAACATAGCCACCTTTTGTTCCTGTTATCCACTGGGTAGCATTCACTATTGCGTTTTGCAAATCTTCGCTTTTGACTTCCAGTTTTTTAGTTATTTGATTAACTGCGGTATTTACTGAATCTGTGTAAGATTTTATTTCGTTTCCTAACACGATATTTTTATACTTACCTAAAGTAGGAAGCCACGTACATTCTGTTACTCGTTCTTTAACCCCAGTTATACCGTTATATTCAATATCACAATAAACAGTATCTCCGAAATTCAACTTCATCATCTTGCCGTAAAGTTTTTGGTACTCAATCGTATTTTCCAAAGTAACCATATTAATTTCATGAGTGACTTTTGGTTCATGTATTCGCTCTTTATCAAAGAGTGATTGACCCCACTTCTTCAATTCCTCTACAGTTTTACATTCACTATTCGTTCTGCTCGTAATACGTCTATTTTCATCGTTTACTCCCTTTGTTTCCAAAAAGGCAAATGTTACTGGCTCTTGATCTTCGTTATAGTTAACATCATCAGGTGTTCCACCAATTAAATAGAGACTGTTGAAAACATTTAAGTCATCAACAGTCTCTTTTATTGATTCTAAATTCACACCTAAATCTATTCTAAAACCGTTATCCTCACCGATTCTATCTTTTAACATTAGTCTGTAATTATCCATATCTAACTCACCAGAAGTAACTCCTGTTAGATTCTCATTGCCGTTATTTTGCCCAATGATTGCAGATATTGGATTTACTTCTTTTGCAGTAAACTGATGCCGAGTATTGATATTACTTTCATAGATAAATGGTTGTTTAAATGCTAAATTGGATTTTAGATTTTCCATAATCTGCTTACCAGTGCCGTTTGCCGTATATGCCATTTGGATAAAATTTCGGTTGGCTTCATAACCTATGTGTAGAGCTTTAATAGAAATAGAATGTAGATTTTTATCAACTGATTTGATTCTAAAATATTGCCACGATCCGTCCGATACCATCGCTTTCAAATAATATCCTTTTTTTATTTGGTTATTATTTTTTCCTACTAACGAATAATTTCCGTAAAACGAATATTCGCTATTTAATGAACGAGTAATTTCTGGTGCATCTGCCCAATCTAAAAGAGAAATCCCATTTTCTGATAAGTCATTTGGCACTTTTTCATAAATATAAATTGGATTGATCAAAAATACACACTCCTTATCTTCATTCTTATACTAGCAATATTTCCTGTTACCATTATTTTATTTTTCCCTGGTGACATTTTTATCCAATTTCCTTTGGTTCGTTGAATCCGTCCTCCTTGCATACAAACAGCTAGCTCATTGTCTACTGACAACATCCCAGCAGATGTACTTATTAAAGTTAATGTATTTTTACCACAAGTAATGCTGATGTTACCGCCATTTGACTGGATTTCGATTAACGGTTGAGAAACCTCATCGCCATGATTTATTACAATATTTTCACCCTTTTTTAAATTTATAAAAAGTTCGTTTACTTTTCTTTTTAAAGGTTCGCAACGAAAAGTTATTTCAAATGAATAAAAAGTTCCCCATTCGTTGACGTATTCAACTTCATTGTTAATATTACACACTGCATTAACGTACACATTCACATTGTTATGAGTGATTAATTCAGATTGTCCGCTAAGCCATCGTTTCACTTCTGGCAAACGTTCATAACTAACGCTGACATCTTTAATTTTTAAATCAAATGGTTCATAATCACCAAACCATTCGTTCAGCACTCTGTTGCTACCAACAACAGTTATTTCGTTATATCTTGGTTTAGCAACAATTTCAGGTAATTCAGACTCAATAATTAAGCCGTAATCTAAAAGAGCATTTGCTCCTTTCCATACAAAATTAGGCGTATATCTATCCATTTTTACACATCTCCTGTCGCTAAATTATTCCAGACATTCGCTTGAAACATTTTTCTATTCAAACGGTTGATTTCGCTTGGATTATTTGCATCTACTTGACCGATTGTCACATAGTTATTAACGGTAGAGTTACCTTTTAACGCACCGCCAATTCCACGAGCTTTTTCGTCTTGTGAAAGTGGTGTAACTGTAGTCTTGCCATTTTTTGCTGTTAATAATTCAGGACCAGCTTCGCCAACGATTGCTTGTCCATTGATCATATGACCCCCTTCAGCAAGATATGGAATTTTCGCAATGCTAAAGCCTTTGCCACCAACTCCAGGTACCCATTTTGGTATTTTGATATTGTTTAAACCACCTAAAAAACCATTAATTAGAGTAATCATGGCGTTAATTGGTGCTTTGGCTACTGCAGCGATACCTTCAAAAACTCCGCCAAAAATATCAACAATACCTTGCCACGCTCTTGACCAATCACCTGTAAACACTCCTGTAACGAAATCTATGATACCGCCAAAAATTCTTGTAATCGCGTTGACGTAATCACTAATGATTTTTACAGCACCATCCATAGCGCCGCCAATAAAGCCTGTGATGAAATCAAAAGTAGATTTTGTTGTATCTGCTAAAACTTTGAATACACCAACCACTATATCTTTGATCACATTAAAGGACGTATTGATAAAATCTCTAAACCAGCCTACTTTGTTGTAAGCAATCACAATTCCAGCAACAAAAGCAGCTAGTGCAGCAATTACAATCCCAATAGGTGAAGCAATAAAGGCAATTACTGGAATCAAACTACTAATGGAACTAGCAAGTGTTCCTAAAACCACCAAGACTGGCCCAATAGCAGCGACAACTCCTGCAATGGTAATAATTGTTTGCTTTTGATTGTCGGTCAGTCCACTAAACCACGTTGAAACCTTTTGAATCGCGTTACTTGCCGCTTCAAAAGCAGGAAGAAGTGCAATTTGCACTTGCTCACCAAGTTCGCCCATTGCAATTTTGAATTGATTCTGTGCAATTTTCGCTTGGTCGATTGGATCCAAAATATCATTAAATGTTTGATCTACGGTGCCAGCCGCGTTTTTAGCTGAATCTGCTAACCCATCCATTGATAATGCACCACTATCGATTGCTTCCACCATTTTTGATGCAGCTTTAGTTCCAAATACTTCGCTTGCAATAGTAAGTTTTTCTTGTTCAGTTGTTGCACCTTTAATAGATTCAATTGTCCCGCTTAAGCCATCCTGCATAGTTTTGTTATCCTTCGCATAAACGACACTAGCTTTCGCTAAATACCCAAGCGTTCCTGCCGAATCTATACCAGCTTTTTCCATTTGACCTATTAACGTAGTTGATTCAGAAAAACCAAGTCCCATAGCTTTTAGTTGGGGCGCGCCTCTATTTACTGCATCAAATAACTGATCTACCCCTACTCCAGTATCTTGGCTAGTTTTAGATACTGAATCCAAAATCATTGGCAAGTCCTCGATAGATAACCTAAAAAGGTCCATTGATTTTTTCGCATTGATAGTTGATTGAGAAACATCTGATCCATTAATTTCTGAAAACTTAAGCATTCGGCCTGTGGTGTCTTCTAATTGCTTATCCATCAAGCCGAATTGTGTATTCACTTCACCAATCCCAGTTGATATATTTTCCATATCTGTTGGAATTTGACCAGCTACTGTTTTAAAGCTATCTTGCAATGATTCTAGTTGCTCTCCTGTAGCACCAGTAGCAGTCGTGATACTGTCCAAACTGTCATCTAATTCTTTAAACGCAGCAATAGAAGCGGCGCCAATTCCCATAATCGGTGCTGTTAAACCAACAGTCATCTTCTTACCGACAGATTTCATTTTGTCTCCAGCTTTTTCAATTTTAGCTAGCTTCTCGGCAGTCTTAACAGACAAGTCACCTTGTTCTTTCAAGGCTTCGTTGGTACTTTCCAATGCAGATCGTAATTTATTTTCACCTGTTTCTGATTCCAACAAGCGTTTGTAAAGCTTTTGTGATTGCTCTGAATATTCACCAGTTTCTTTAACTGATTTTTCGTACTCCTCACGCAATAATTTGGTTCTTTGTTCAGCTAAAGATAATTGCTTTTCAAGCTTTTTCTTAGTTGCCGTTAATTTTTCTGTTTGTGTTGCATTTTTATCCATAGCGGATACCTGGTTTTTGTACTCGGTAGCCGCTAAGTTCATTTCTTTGTTGATATCTTTGATTGTTCGAGAATAATTGACTTCTCCGTTTGTCTTAAAATTTAAGACAACATCAGATTCTTTCTTTGACACGTTAGCGCTCCTTTCCTACCACCAAGGACTTTTATCCATAGTCACACTTGTAGGTGGTTCAAACTCCGTATTACTCGTTAACCACTGTATGTATGACTTAAGCCACAAGTTCGGTGTTGATTTCAAAAAGAAACCCTCACTCCATCCTAAAAGAGTAAGGGCGACGTATAAGTAAAAAGCCCAGGGCGTTCCTACTTCCGTTTGTGTTTTTTCTTTTTGTTTTTCTTTTGTTGCGGAGTTTGATAATCTTGTGGCTTCTTGGATTTTTTTACATCATCAACTTGAAAATTCTGTTCTGTGAATACCTCCATGCAGGCCCCATAAACTTCAACAATCGTAGAATTCATTCCTAAGAATTTAAAAATTGTTTCTGGTGTTTCGTCTAATCCGCCAGTTTTTAACATGCCGTAAATTAAAGCACGCATGATCTTTAAATCTGAAGCAGATAAATCTTTTGAAGAGATACGTCCACCGCTCTTGTTTAGCATTGCATTCATATCTTCTTCAAATTTTGAATAGTCGTCATCATAAATATCCGCAATATGCTCCATGGTTTCCATGGTTAACAAGATTGGGAACTGATGACCTTTAATTGTGACAGTTGGTGTGTCTGAAACGACAATCCCATAATCAGCTAACTTTGCCATTATTCACCGCCACCCCCAGGTGTTGATGGAGTTACTAATTTTTTCCATTGTTCTTCATCGTAAATAGGTTGTGCAATGAATTTTTCAAAGTCACCTGGTTTTGCACTTAATCGGTTAGAATCGAAACTTGCATACATAACGTTGTTATACTTCAAACCGTTAGCAACAAAATTAGCAGTTACATCGTCAATTTTTGTGGCATCTTCTGCAGTTGCATATTCTTCATCAATGACATTGGATAATTGTGTTTTTGGATACCAAACTGCTTTTTTTCCTCCGCCTTCAATATTTCCAATGAATCCAAATGCGAAGTAAGGAAATTCACGAGCCGTATTTTTTCCAAATGTTACTCCTGCTTCTGCAAGCAAACCTTTTATCTCGTCCATTACTTCGATAGGAATCCCCACGTGATCTAATCCAATCTCATGTTCTGTCTCGCGACTTACACGGCGAAACATTTTACTTGATGCCCATTTAACTAGCGCTGAGCCATTTCCTTTAATGGCAAGTTTTGTTGCAATAGCCAGTCTTATTACTTCACTATAAGTTGGTGCCACCCCAACTTCATCAGGCGTTGCCATCATGGCAATTAAGATGTCATCTAATCCTTCAAAATAATACACATCTTGTTTTCCCAAATTACTCATCCTTCCCATAAATCTAATATTTGTTGTGTCATGATTTTTTCAATCTGATCTTTATTTTGTTCAAACGTACCACTAGCAAAATGCTGGGCTTTTTGGTTAACAGAACCGTTTTCAGCAAACCGCCAATAATATGCAGTTTCTTCAAAAACCACTTGAACTCTATCCTCTTCTATAACGACTTTTACTTGATCAGCCATATGCTTTTTCTTTAATAGCGATCTAGGTATTTGAGGTAGTAACTGCTCTACAAAAAAACTCGCAGCATCTGTTAATGATTCTAAAGACAATTTTGTAGGATCTACCTGTGCAAGAGTTCCCAAATAGTCTGCCATATCTGCAAATCCATTATTATTGGCCATCTTCTATACACCTCACATACGTATAAAAATTCGTCACTGTATCATCGTTTTCATCACCCTGAATACCTACAAAATCAGCATAAGGAATACCAGCGTTTTCCAACGCATTTTCTAAATCCGTCAAATCTTTTTCTGTACCTGTTGTATAGAAAGAAATTTGATAATATGGCAATCGCCTATGAACTTTAGAGGAAGCCATCTTTTTACCTTTACTAACATTGGAATACACGATATATGGATAGTCCGTTCCTTTTTCCGCTTTGTCACGTGTCACAGGTACACCTACTGTTTTTAGCGTTGCCCTTAATTTCTCAAAACTAATCGACATAAGCCAAACTCAACTCCATTTCTCGTTTATCCATATTTGTATAAATACGAGTGATTTTATAAGTCACAGAATCGATTCTAACGGCACTAAACTTTTCAGTGATGGATTTATCCAATCTCACTTTAATTCGTCTAACAACGTCCGTTTTCGCTTGCTGTGAAAGATATTTTTCTTGTGCGGTCACACCAATATCTTCGTAGAACAGATTTCTTTTCGATTTATAAACTGTAACTGGCCTATCGTTTAAATCAAGCGCTACTTCAATATTCAACAATTCAGCTTTCCAACGAAGATTATTGGTTTGTCTCTTCGGCATGTTGAATCACTCCTTGAATAATAAATGGTGTGATTGCATTTATTGCCTTATCTAATTCATCTTCTGAAATACGATACTCATAGGCAATTCCTGCAACCATTAAAATCAAGTATTCTTCTTGCCCACCAGTTGCAGTTTTTACATAATTTTTTGCCATATCTAAATAAAAAGAGAGCATAGAAGCATCCATGCCCTCTTCAAAATGAATATGTGCTTTAAATTTTTCTTCTAAAGATAATGTTTCAGCTTCGTTATTCACATTAACCACCTACTGGTTTTGTAATTTCATAACGATAAACAGCTGGCTCGAATGGTGAGTAAACTAATTGGCCATCTAACAAGTTGTAAATTTGGAAACCAACTTGATTTTTTCCAGAGAATTTTTCAACCAATTTTTGAATTTCTAACGCTCCAATAACTTCTTGAATTTTGAAAGCAGAAAAATCACCAAAATATAATACTGGTGTATCTGGTTCACCTTTTTTATCTGCTGCATCGGTCCAATCAACTGGATAACCAACTAATTGATAACCAATACCGCCTTCTGCTTGCGTGAATGGTCGTAACAATGGGAATCCATCATCTGTTTTCATTTTTTCAATAGCAGTTAAAGCTGCACGATTAATAATAAAACGACCTTTTTTCATTACTTCTGTTACTGGTGTATTTTTAAATTCAATCAATGCATCATATAATTTTTGACCAGCACCTGCAGCTGTTAAATCTACAGGTTTTTTAAATGCAACAGCTTTTTTAGCTAAAGCTCCTGGGTTTTCATTTCCTGCATCGTCGCCATTAAACATATAATTAATTTCTTTACGAACATATGCTTTTTTCAATTCTTCTACAACAATATCTTCTACTGGCACACCAGACATTTTTAATAGCTTTTTAGTTACAGTTGCCAATGCATCGAATTCTGATGGATCAAGTAAAATTTCATCAAATTCAATTGCAGTTTCTACAATGTCAGTTTTACGTTCTTTTTTATTTACATTAGCATCTGCTTTTTTAACAAGAATTGGATATTTCACATCACCAGCAGTACGCTTGACTGTTCCGTACTTACGTAATAAATTTTCTTCTTGTGCGTAGGTGATTACTTCGGATGCAATAACTTCTGGTACAGTTACTGAACCATTACCTGCTTCAATACCTAATGAACGTGCTTCTTGCTCTGTAATATTTCCAACAACAAAATTTGCAAATGCTTTACGAATTTCTTTCTCACGTTTTTCTTTAGACAAAGTATTTCGCGCTTGCATACCATTACGGATAGAACCAAGCAATCCATCTCGTTGTTCTTGGCTAATCATTCCTGAACGATTTTCTTCTTCAACTTCAGTAGAACGGCCTTCACCATCTGTATCTGTTGCTGCAACTACTGTTGTATCACTATTTTCTGAATCATTATTTTCATCACTTGGTTCTTCATCAGTTGATACTTCATCTAGCTCTTCTTTAATACCTTTTAATTCATCAATTAAACCATCAATTTCTTCATTAATTGAATCCAAATCAGCTTCACGTACTTCTCCAGATTCAATTTGACCTTTTAAATCACTTAATCGTTGCTCGTGGCGAGCTTGTAATTGACGTAATAATTTTTTATTCATGTTTTTTCCTCCTACGCTTCAAGCGCTGTTTTGATTTTTTTAATTAAATTTTTTCTAGTTTTAATATCTTGCTTCATTTCTTGTTTGTTTCTTGATAACGCTGCTTCTGTATCATCGTAAGCAGGTAACGAAACAATAGAAACTTCATATAATTCGACTTCATTTATGGTTCTTAGTACTGGTTCGGAATTATAATCCCAAGTTTCTTCCGTAGGATAAAACCCAAAACTACACTGGTTGATGTCGCCGCGTGTCATCGATTGAATCAAATCATTTGCGATTGTTGTGTTTGGCAACTCAACTTCAAATCGTAGTCCCTTCTCATCTTCTTCAAGTTTCAAAGTTCCGCTTTTTGTACGCCCTAGTACTTTGCCCCAATCATGATCAAATAAACAACGTACGTCGGAATTTGCTAAAGCACGGCTAAAGGCACCTGGCTTAATCACTTCATTCAGCCCATCCCATAACTCTGTCGGGCTATTAAATACGGCTGCATAGCCAGTAACAATCTGTGTTTGACTATCTTCTTCACTTCTTGTGGTGAGGTTAGTGATGTCAAATGTCCGAATTTCCTGTTTCTTCATTCTTATCACCTCCCTTCAAGTCGTGCTCTGTTGTCAACGAGTTATCTGTAGCATTCTTCTTGCCAATTTCTGTTAGATCATTTGAAATATATACAGCTTGTGTTGCTGCAGTATTTTGTTTAGGAAAACCAAGCATTTCTGCTACATTGTCAGGACTTGTAATACCAGTTCGCACAATGTTATATCCGATATTTGTCTTGGTAGAATACGGTACAAAATCTAAAATATTAATTTTCCATTCCACTCGATAGCCAGAATTAGGCGTAAAAAAAAGAGCTGAGTAATGCTCGCTCTTGTTCTTTAGTATTGGTTTAATTGCTTTATTGTGAAGATACATCATCGCTTTTTCAATATCTGATTTCATCAATGATTGATACGTATTTACATCTATTCCTAAAAATTTCCCTAAGTCTTTTTTATAAACACCTAAGTAATTAAGAATAGCGGAATCATCCACAGGACTTTTTAAAGTATCAATAGAATAACCTTTTCCAAGCGGAATCATTTTAACTGAATGATTACTATCGTCCTGAACGCCTTCCAACTGATCTAAAATAGCTTTTACAATTTTTTGTTGGGCGCTGTTATTCGGATTAATGTGAGCATCCAGCTTTAATAAGAAAGCAAGTAAACCGCCTTTAGTATATTTATCTGTCAAAACTTTTTCAGCGCTTAGAACGCCTTCTAGTGTGCTTTTTGCAAGATCGATAATTCCAGCACCTTTTAAGGAATCAACACCAATATTTTTTATATGACGAATCATGTTTCTTGGTATTGGCTGTCCATTCATTGAAAATTTTTCAATTAAACGATCATCAATGGTTGTTTGTACGCCGTAACCTAAATGAAGTTGATCGTTATCAGTAATTGGAAAAGCTTCCCCGTTAATTAGCAATGTGTTTGTTTCTAGTTTTGCAAATTCAAAACCAGTTAGATAATTGTTCGGTTTTTTTAATATATTTAACAAGAAATGATTTTTTACTTCTTCGCCATCAGGACCAATCACTACTGGTTCAGCTAACGCAACTTGATTTGAAATATCTTGTACCAACTCATACACATCGGACGATTCCATAATTGATGAATCATTAACATAACGTTGCGAATATCTTGTTGAGTTTCCATAAATATCTTCAATCCATCCACGTTTTTCTAAAAATCCATATACTGCATTTGAAAATCTATCTCTTAACTTCAATTTCTCACCGCCTTTCTATTATCGATAGATAGAATCTAAATAATTGTCCATGTCGTCCTCATTCACATCAATCATTTGATCCATTGTTTCTTTATGCGCACAAAGAAAGGCCACAAATCCATCGATCTTTCTCTTTGACTGGTTTTTACTTGGCACTTTACGTCCTTGAAAATCCATTTTGACAACCACATTTAAAGCGCAATACAAAAATAAAGGATTATCAAACATAATCCTTTGCTCATAAAATAATCGTTCGGTATCTTCAAGTGGTGAATTCAATACTCTTGCGTACTGGTCAACTTGTATACATTCCAAGCCTAAGTTTTCCAATTTTTCAACTAGTCGGTCACTCATCGCTGGATCATAATTGACTTGTTGAACATCATAAAAATCCATGCAATCTTCAATAAAATGAAATATTTGTTCCTGATCAATTAACTTACCGTCACAGAATTCAACAAATCCTTGTTCTGCTAATTCAGAATACGGCACATTATCTTCCTTTTCTCGAAAATCAATATTTTCACTAGGAATAAAATATAATTGTTTTACTTTGAGTATCGCTTTTCCTTCGGCATCCCATGTAGGAAAATTTAATGATACACAAGTTAAATCTCGGCTTTTAGATAAGTCCAAACCAATCCAACATGGCTCACCGCTTAAATTTCCTAATTCATTTGTAGAAACCAAACAAGGTTCCACTTGATCTTGTTCAAAGAAATTATCCGCACCATTAACAAACACATCTAAATGCTTCGTTAAAAATTCAGCTTTCGAGTGAGCGGAACGTTGCGCAGTTTTAAATGCTGATTCTAAAGCAGACAAATCAACAGATATTCCCCAGTTAGGATTGCACATTTCCCAAACTTTTTTATCTGTCCAATCATAATTTTTATTTGGCTCATAAATTAAAACAAAGTTTGAATCATTGTCATCACGCTTTAAGACCTCTTTTGCTTCTTTATAGACGCGAATACCAACTGAACTACTTCCCTTACCAGCTGTTGAAATATTAAACATTAACGGTTGCGGTAATGAAATTTGTGCTGACTTAAAGTTGTCGTACTGTTCCATTTTTTCTTGTTTATGCAACTCATCGTTTAAAACAAAATATGGATTGGAACCCTCTATGTTGTCAATATTTTTTGTTTGAACAATGAACTTGTTTGTATAAGCCATTTCTTCATGTAAATAGTCATACGTAATACTTGAAACGGTTCCTTTTGGACCTTTAAATATTTTAGTTCCATCTAATAACACAGGATTATTTAGAATAGTAGCAGCAAACGGCTTAGCAGCATATTGCGCTTGGGCAAAATCGGAAGCACATGCATAGCAATCGACAGATAATGCACCTTCGCCATACATCGCATATCCCAACGCACCTACGGCTATTAATGTTTTCCCGTTTTTCTTTGGTATTTGTACATATGCTTCCCGAGTGACACGAACGACTTGGCCCTTTTCGTTTTCCTTTACCCAACCATAAATCCAAGAATAAATGAATTTTTCCCACGACTCTAAAAGAAATGGTTTGCCGACCATGTCGCCTTTCGTGTGAACAATAAAGGATTCTACCCAGTCCATCATTTCATTTGCACGATCAACATCAAACCAAATATCTTTTCGTTTTTTCCATCGATACCAACGATCTATTGCTAAACGAACTGTTTTTGGATATTTCTTAGGATGCTTTCTAACTTCTTTCGCAAATAAATCGGCATAATTTACACCAGGTTCAATCATGTTTCATTACCTGCCTTTTTACGCCATTTATTTCGATGTTTAGCCAATTCATCAACAGGTTTTTCTTCTGGTCGTTTTATTTCTTCACCTGCTCTGGCTGTTGAACCACCAGTAATTTGTCTACCTGCTTTAGATTTATTTGTTAATCCTAATAAATCTAAAGCTTTCATCTTTTTATCGGCCCAAACTTCGACTTGTTGCGCCAATGGATGTTTACTGTTGTTGGTTGCACCAGCTTTATTTGTTGTTTTTTGTGTTTCAGGAAAACCTTTTTCTTTCCACAACATGTATTTGTATTGATAAACTTCAAAAATATCCAAGTATGACTCAATCAATGGATCAAGAGTAATAGTGTATAAATCAGACTTGCGCATAATTTCTAAAATCCGTGCTTTTTCATGATTAACTTTTTCATCAATAATCGCTTTACGTTGCGCTTTAGTGGTCATTTTTTATACACCCCCTTTTTATTTTTGAAATTTTGACCTAACGATACGCGTGACTCCCTCTACCCTATCTCCCCACGCGAAAAAATTTTGAAAATGGATAGGGGGGGGTAATTAAAATACGAAGGAAAAACTTTTTTGTCTTTTGTTTCATTTTCAACAATTGGATGACATTTTGAACATAAAAGCATGAGATTGTTTGGATCAAGCTTAAGCAGTTCATTGTCTTTGATTGGTACAATGTGATGGACGTGTGCCCTCTTTCCAAAGATGAACTGACCACATCGCTGACAGTGGCCACCTTCTCTTTCGTAAATAAATTGGCGCATATCTTTCCATGCTTGCGTTCGATAGAATGGTTTGTTCTCATGATGATAAACAGACTTTGCTTGCTGCTTCTTCTTGCGTGATCTGCTTGATCTCTTGTGTTCAGTACAGTAGATACCCTTTGCTATCTTGTTCGTGCATCCGTCAAACTGACAGTACTTCATTCTGCTTCACGAATAAGATGGATGATGTCTCCTTTTGCACGGACAGCACCAGGAATATCAATGCCATGTTTCTTAGCATATGCACGTAATTCTTTTGCAGTCATATCTTCTAACTCATCTGTGTCTCCATCGGACTGATCATCGGTAAGTTTTTCTCCATCAAAGTCAGCAGCGGAGTTTCCATCGCTATCTAATTCTTCTCCTGATAAATGAATTTCTTCACCACTCTTAAACAAGACGTCATCACCAACAATTGTCTTGGCAACTACAGTCATATCAGTCTGTTCACTTGTATCAAATTTAGGTTCTTGACCTTTCGGAACTACAACAGTCTTTTTCTTTTCTGAATCCCAATACTCTGTGCCAGATGCTGAACTTCTTATTAATACACGCATTGTCTTACTTATCCCCTTTCAAAATGAAAACCCTACTACACTTAAAACAAAAAGGACTGCATATAAATGCAGCCCTCGTGAAAGGTAGTAGCGCCAATTTGTTTGTCCGAACATTCATTGACGATCTATATTATTTAAGTAGCTTATGCCACTTACTGGAACAATAGGACTCGAACCTATACTAACGGTCTTGGAGACCGCTGCTCTACCGATTAAGCTATGCTCCATTAACTCTCGCAAACCTGTAGAAAAAAGAGAGAGGAAATTCACCTCACTTCTTTAGTTTTATAATTGGTGGTTTGCGAGAGAATCTAAATGAGATCACAAGTGACTAAACGAAGAAAGTAGAATTTTTTTACTTCCTTGTAATCTCAAATCAAAAAAATAAGTAGGCAATCGTTCCGTTAATGTATTTGTGTAAGTGTGTCGCATTTCTTATTTTTTTGACACTATCATAATAACCCGTTTCAAAGGTATATGAAGTGTAGATAAAGTGTATAAAAGAGGTATAAAAAGTGTAATAAATGGCTACTTAAAAGCAACCAGTTCCAGTGCCGAAGCGAATTGAACAATAATCATGTTAGATTCTTGTTTCACTGATTCTTCACTGATACAGTTTCGTTGTGCTGCTAGATAGATTGGATTGCCGTTGATATAGCGATCATAGAAAATTCTTTTTCTTCTCTCCGTTACATCTGGTTTGTGCGGATGTTGAATCGCAGAATAACCTCTAACAAAAAGCTTATGAAGGTAATCAAACTCTTCTTGGGCTTCTTCTTTCTGGATTAACATTTGTTCGGCTTCGAAAACGTTATTGGCCGTTGATGGTGGAACCAAAGAGAATGAAGCTGTTACTTTTGGTTCCCTCGGCTGGCCAACACGACATCTAGCAGCAAGGTACGCAGACAAGAATACACTGACGTTATGTTTAGTTTGTTCCATGTCTACATCCTTTGCATCTGGTGTTTCATATTTCTTTACGTCAAAAAGTACCATCCTTTGATTCCCCCGTTTGTGGTATAATATACGTGTCGAGAATATTAACAACAGTCGGAGGAATCCGGCTTTTTTTATTGGCAGCTTTCTTTACTCATGATAAAATATTTTTATTGTGACCAATGTTTGGGGCAAAGTAACCTCACATATCACAAGCTACCACTTTTCTGGTAAAATATTCTTCTTAGTCAACCAGTGGTCGGTTGGCTTTTTTATTGTTTAATTCGACTGTTATCGGTCTGCCATACTTTAAAATTTTCCAAGTACCATCTTTTGTATTGGTTTGATTCATATGATTTCTTTCATCACAAGCTATCGCATAATCGAAAAATAAATCGGCTTGCTCTGATCCATGCAGGTACTCAACATACACGCCGTCTACTTGACGGCCCAGTATATATAATTCTGGATAACTTAGCATTACTTATCCTCCACTTCAATTAAATCTCTTTTCATAAACCAAAATACTTCACCGTTACCAAACTTGATTAATAAAGCTAATAATTCACCATCTACTTTGTCGATGCACTCACCTATTTGTCCTTTCGGAACAATGCTGCTATATCTAGTTTTATATTTCATCTATTCACCATCAACTTTCACAGCAAACGGCCAATAGCGCTCGTCAATTGATTTGATTACTGATTCAGTAAGTTTATATGCTGAATCGTGCCAATTTGTTAGTTCTTCATACTCAACAAGTCTAGCATCAGTTCTACCACTAAAAAGTTGCACTAAATATTTATGGTCAATAACTACTTTATACAACTGCTCTTTCTCGACTTCGTAGCCAAACAACTTCATTCTTATCAATGTTTCAATTGGATAATTCGTAGTATCGACAAGCAAATCTTGAAAATCACTTCTCTCATTTCTATTTGTATTAAAAGCATTTATTAAAACACCACCAAGTTCCCAATCTAACTCTTCAAAATTATCTTCGAACCAATCAGCTACAAACTGCGGTATCACGACTTTTTTCGGTTCGTCTAGTAGTATCACGTGCGACAACGAATCATAAATGCCTTGTTCATAACCGTTGTCATAGCTTAAACTTTCGGTGCTACATTCTAATTTCTCTAATATGTCTATCAATTCTTGTTTATCCATCGCTGTTTCCCTCCTAAAGCAAGCTACCATCGATTAACAATACTTCGCCGTTTTCTTCAAGATTTTCTAATTGATTAAAGGCTTCTTCTGCACCCAATTCTCCACCATCTTCAATACGACTTTTAGCAAGCATTTTGAACGCTTCGTATTTATCAATTGTTTTCATATCATCCAAAAACTCTTTTTCGTCCTCTACATCGCAAACAATATTCTTGTAAAGTTTTAAACATTGTTTTTCATCCTCAGCAACGATTAATGCAAAATAAGGTTCTTTAATTTCGTAAAATTTCATTTATTTTACCTCCTGTTCCAAGGCCCACTGGCTAAATGCTTGGATAACTTGTGCCAACTCTTTGTTTTTCAATTTCATGAATGCTATATTTTCTTTTCGGTGCGGCTCTCCATTAACATGTAAGAACCTAGAATTATATATTGTGTTGTAAAAATCGGAATCGTCTAGCATGTCATTTTTCAACCAATCCAGCACAATCTGCTGACTTTCGTTGAGCTGCGCCTGTACACTTTCATCTGCCTCAAATGCTTCACTTTCCAATCTTTCCCAATCGCTACTATGCATCTCAATGAATTCAATATCTGATAACCAAACGGCTTTTTTACTCATTCTGCGACCTCCAATAGTTCTGGGTTCTCGTAGACATTTCCGATAACTAATAGTTCAAAAAGTGGGTATGTCGTATTTGGATCTCCTGAAAACGCCCCTAAAAAAGTGTCATAGTAATCTACACCCTCACTTTTAAACACGAATGAACAGTCTTCCCAAATAACATCAGTAATGTATTCTGAAATACCTTCATTTGTTACTTCTATTATTTTCAAAATATCCCCCTCAAAAATTTCAACGCCGTTCTTGTCTTTTACACCTGTTGATTGCATGAGGATATAAGGGAATTCATCCCATTTCAAAGTTGTATCATAACTTCCTATCTCTATTTCAGACGTACCAGGACTGCCTTTAATCTGAAAATCCGTAATTATGGCCATCATGCTATTCGAGTCATCAAACAAAGGTGTAACATTTTCTAGCATTTCTTTCTCGTAGGTATCCCACACTCTAAACTTTGGAGTCATCTTCTTCACTCGCTTTCTTAAATTACAACATCAAATCCCCAAGAAAAGCTTTTTTCATTTCTTTATAGATGGTTAGTTCATTTTCTGCCGTCGCTATTTCATCAGTGATATGATCCATCATCCGAACAAAGGCTTTTTGGGTTTCTCGATTGAATAACTCTATTGGGAAATTACCAATTTCCTTTTCTTGTATATTGATACCTGTTGCATACTTTGCAATAAATTTGTCTACATTTCTTTGTAGAATTAAATTAAAATACTTAGGCTCAATTCCATTTTGAGGAATGATCACAACTTCCTTTGTTGGTACTTCCCTAGGATATTCTAGAAAGTCTATTTGGCCTTTCGTAGCCGATATTTGAATGGTTGATGTTCCAGCAGGATAAATGTATCCTGCTTTCGCCCTTCCAAATTCTGCCACATCTTCTAATTTGACACATTCAAAGTTATCAAAATCAATCATAATAGGCTCAATTGCTCCCCTTCCGTCGGTTCTGCTCTCTTTATTCGTCGTTTTGGTTTTTGATTATCCTTATACCCAACATGTTCCGAAAAGAATGAAGCAAACTCTTTTATTTGTCTATCAGCTTCTGGCGTAGTTCCAACTAAATCATTCATCATTTTGGCTAGTTCGATATTATTCTTTGCAATCTCTTGCTCTGTTTGTTTCATTTCTGCCATTATTTCAGATAGTGGCTTTACAGGTTCTGGTTCAAAAGTATCAACATAACGAGGTATGTTTAGATTAAAGTCATTTTCTTTCAATTCTTCGATAGTAACTACACTGCTAAACTTATCAACTGCTTTTCTTGATTGGAACACTTCTAAAATTTTAGCAACATGTTCGTCTTCTAAAACATTCCAAGCCTTTTCCTTTTTAAATTCATTGCTGGCATCAATGAATAAAATATCTTTATTTAATCGGTTCTTTTTTAAAACTAGAAGAACCGTCGGAATATCAGTATTCATAAATGCTTTTGCAGGTAGTCCAATAACGGCATCTAGCAGATTCTTTTCAATAAGTTTCTTGCGAATCTTTTCTTCTGCAGCACCTCGAAACAAAACGCCGTGCGGTAAAATAATAGACATCACACCATTTTCTTTTAGTTGATGGATACCTTGTAATAAAAAGGCGTAGTCTGCTTTTGATTTTGGTGCTAATACATCAAAATCCGAAAAACGCTCTTGCTCTAAATACTCTTTTAATGGATTCCAAGGGAGCGAGTAAGGTGGATTCATGATGACCGTTTCCGATTTAGTCGCTGATACTTCATCAACAATTTCAATAGAGCTAAACTCAGTTGATTTTGTTAATTTGTATATTGCTTTAAACTCACGACTTAATGAATCACCATGTAGAACTACGGCATTTATATTTCTGATTGCTAAATTAAACAAGAGAAATGGCAATGCACGATCTGAAAACTCCTCACAATAAAACTGTGCATCAGGATTTTCTGCATATCGTTTAATTGTTAAACCGCCAGTTCCTGCACAGATGTCTGCATTGGAACGAGTCGCCCCAAGAACTCCACTGGCAACCCGAATGATTCCGTCTGGTGTAAAATCTTGCTTCTTGCCTTTTCGGTCTGAATGTTCCGCTTGAAAATACTCTGTGAACCAATCAAATGATAGGTCTTGTTCTTCTTTAAAAAAGTTGGTAAATAGTAGTTCTCGTTCGCTTGGACTACTTAATATTTCAATCAATTTATAGGAAGCATGAAAGCTTTCATCAACACCTAGCAGTTCATTTATTTTTTCTGTTGTTAGTTTCATTGTTTTGAAGGAGCAAAAAGCTTTTTAATCGCGGCCGCAAACCTCCACTCCTTTCTCACAAATTCACTGGCTCTTTTTTATAACCAGCATCAATCAAAATTCCCTCAATCACATAAAGGTCCGTTTTCTGCTTTAAACTAGCCTTAAATTTTTTGGCAATATTTCTAGCTATTTCTAAAGTAACGACTTCATAAGTTTTAGCCAGTGCATCCGCAATGATAGCGGATGTTGGCGTATAATAAATCTCAAGCAAAATGAACACTCACTTTCTACGAGATTATTCTTCGATTTCTTCTTCATCATCTTCAACTGTCTTTTCAGGGAAAATGATGTTCTCTTTGTTTTTGCTCCAAGAATCAGCAAATGGCGCAAAATGTTGGCGTGCGATTTCTACTTGATTGATTAGATTATCAACTGAAACATCATGATCAGCCGCAATTTCTTCTAGCGCTTCCCCTTCATCGATCCGATGCAACACGCCACGAACGTTAATCGTTACTGATTCTGGCCATTCGATAGTCGTTGCCTTCTTGATGAATTCGTCAATAGTTTCTTTCGATACTTGCACAGCAACTTCTTCGACTTCTTGCACATCATCGCCCATTTCTAAAGAAGTTTGTTCTTCTTTTAGAACTTCAACTGTTCCGTCGTTATTTACAATATATTCGACATTCGGTTTATTGGTCTGTTTGTTAACTGGTACCTTGTATTCTACTGTTTCTGGTTCGATGGTCGTTGATACTGTTTTGCCTAAAAATTCGTTTAAACTTTCATATTTTCCTTTTAATGAAGCGTTGCTAACCACTAATAGTACTTCGATATTTCCGTTTGATTTAGATGTCACTTTCTTTACTTCTGGTCTGAAATTTACTTGTTTTGTCATGGTAAAACCTCCTAGTAGTTTGTGGCTTGTCGCCAGTGATAGTTAAAATTATTTGTGATGAATGGTTTTTTCTCATTAAGCGGCTTAGTTACGCCTTGTGTAATGACTTTAAAATCATTTGACCTAATAACAACCGCCTCGACTGGATGACCATATTTCATGGCAAACAGTCTAAATCTAAGCTTATTTGATTGATCAATGCCATAGGCACCAAAACTATTTTTTATATCGATCACATGTAGCCAATTGCCATCGTGATCCTTGATGATAAAATCTGGTGAATAGGCAATGCTCGAAATGTTCCCTCCTGGTATTTCGCACTTCTCGTGCATTATAAATCTTGGGTGTACTTCAAAAGGCAGACCGCACATTTTGACAAATCGCTGATAAAACTTTGCTTCTTTTTCCGAGTCAAATATATATCCATCAATCGTGACTTTATTTCCTCGCTTATTCAGGGCTGTTGGTGATTGCATTGTTTTAACTCCCTTTCCTTGGTCGCAGTTTCCGCTCGAACTGCTTTTCCATCTTTGTTGCATTCAGGACATGGAATAGGTGTTGCATAATTAAATCTGTCTTTGCCCCAAATCACGCGCTGATCTTGACATCTAACACACTTCATTCTTATTTAGCCCCTTTCATCCAAGCTTGGTTATCTTTTGTTGCTTTTTCAATTGGTTCCTTTTTAAAATCTACTTTGGTAGATTTTGCTGTATACCTATTCGGTTTTTCTGGCATTATGATGGCTTCCTTTACTTCTGAAACAGTTCCGCCAGATACGATTGTTGCAATAGCTGCTGTCTCTTTTTGCTCAAATAACACAGCATCTTTTAAATTGGCTACTGGTCGACCATCTTTGCCAAGATAGGCTGAAATTTTCACTACATACGGCATTGAATGATTCCCCTTTCTATCGATTTGTTTTTAAGGCTTTAAAATGCGTTTTAAGCCGTTTTTCTTTCTTTATATCTATTTATATTCACTTGATTGTAAAACTGCTCTACGCTTAATATATTTGCTAAAAATAGCATTTTAGATGCCTGCTACTCGTTTGTCTGATGTCCCCTCAATTTTCATCACGAATCCTTGTGAATTACTCATGATGCGAGAAAGGATTCTCTCACCATAGGCTTGACTCATTTCTTTACCAGTTAAGTTCGTAGTAAAAATAGTTGCTTTATTCTGCCGAGCTTCTACAATGCGATTCAAGGTGTCGTTATTGAAGTTAGTACTTTTATTCCTATCATCAATTTGTTTAACTCCCAACTCGGCTCCTAAATCGTCCAGAACTACTAAATCTGCGCTTTTGATTTCTGCCATCAAACTACCTGTTATCTCTTTTCTGGCTTGCTCATCATTCATCGCAAATTTTAGCTGTTCTAAGAGTTCCGCATAACTAATAAATAAGCAGCGTTTATCATAGTTTGATTTCTCCAACACTTCCCAAGCAGTTGACATAGCCAAATGACTTTTACCAACACCGCTTTTGCCTGAAAGAATCATATGAATTGGTTTATTCAAAAGAATTTCAGTTGTAGCTCGTTTAGCAATTTCAAAAGCAAGCTTGGTTTCTGTGTCTACTGTTTTGTAAGTTTTAAAGCGACAATTAATTAAATTTTTGTCGGTATAAAGAGAGCTGTACTTCAAGTAATTAATCGCTCTGGCTTTCAAACTATCGTTAAACATTTTCTCTGTTTCAAGGTCTTCTGCTTTTTTGCGTGCTTTATAGCCACATTCCATGCAAGTTGGCGGACACCTATCGGACCCATCTTTGTTTTTTGCACGCCAAGCATAAAGATTTCCTCCGCACTCTGGACATGGATCAGGTGTAATATAAAGCAACGTTTTAATCATTTTTGAAAATCCATCTGATGCTGACTGCATTCTTTCACTTCCTAAAATCCAAGATCATCGTAATCCGAATGACCTGTATTTGATTTCTGTTGCTTGATCGTTTTCTTTTGCTTCCTTGCCGCTTCTCGATCATCAACAGATTTGAACCCTCTTTGTTCCCAATCTTTCAATATGGCATTGATATAGTTATAGTTTCTTGCGTTTGCATCAATAGCAATTTCAATAGCTTTAACAATTAATTGTTCAGCATCTTTTTGACTAGCTCCGATTTTTTCAAAATCAGAAATCCAATAATCAAAATCGGTCATAGTTTTAGACGACATCAATCCAAATCCGTTATTTTCCCAAATTGAACGAATGGACGACCCTTTATTGTTATTATTATTACTTCTTAGGTTCTTAGGTTCTTTAGGTTCTTGTTTATGTTCAGTTCGTTGTTCAGTTTGATGTGCAGCTTGTTGTTCACTTCGTTGTTCAGTTCGTTGTTTTTTCATTTCAGAAAAGCTTTGATATTCTGCGTAGTTACTGACTTTGTACCATGTCCCGTTTTGTCTACTTCTGCTTAATTCAATCATGTCATCTTTAACAAGCAAATCTAAAAATTTTCTGACGGTGTTTCGGCTTACTTCCCACCTTTCAGAAAGTTTTTTTTCGGATGTAATTCTTTCTCCGACTTTCACCGTTTTTAACTCTCCATCAAAAAGAATCTTTCTGTCTTGGTGATTGGCCATGAATATTAAATCAAGCCACCATTTAAGGTATTGAGGATTTTCCCAAATCCAGTGATCTTGAATGGTCCTATAAAGTTTTATCCAACCTCCAATGGCCAACCTGCTCGCCTCCTTTTATAAATCGTCCATACTGGTAAAATTTGTAATTTTGTTGTGTCCTCTACAATATTCACAAGTTCCACAACTGATTGGTTCTTCTTCGCCTTTTTTCACTCGCACAACATGCTCGATGTTTTCTTTTAATTCTTCTAATTCGTAAATCATTTTTTCTTCGCTAATAGTGATTAGTTTTGCTTCACTAGGTGTTTGTTTCGAAACGGCTGCAATGAGAGGAAGAAAATTTTTGTCATATTGTTGGCGAAGCAGTTCACAATAAACTGCCATTTGTAACACGTAACCGAAGCGTTCAATGAAGTTTGCTTTTCTGTTTAAACGTTCATCCCATTTCTTCTCATGCATATCTTTGGTTGTTTTGATGTCTACAAAATACTTTTCTTCTAAATTTAAACAATCGATTTTCCCTTTCCACATTGCACCGCCAATTTCACCTGTGACGATCACTTCTTTTTCACCTTGATAAATATTTAAAAAGGCTTCTTCTTGTTTTAATCTTTCAATCATCTGCTCCGCAATTTGGAAATCTTTCAGTAGGCCAAACGGTTTTCTTGAAGAAAACATTTTGCTTTTGTTTTCTTCTTTGAATGCTTCATGAATTTCTGGTGATTCAAAGTAGGAATGAACATAATTACCAACAAGTAATGCTTTTGGATCACTCTCTGGTGTCCATTCACCTTTTAACTTGGCAAGAGCTGCAGCTTCACATTCTAGAAATTTTTTATATTGACTAACCGACATATAATGCAAGTCGGCTTCAGTTGAATAATAATTTTCGTCAGAAAGGATAATCGTCTTCTTCAATCGTTGAGACATCAGCTTCACTCTCTTTCTGATTGGTTTCATAACCAGCCATCACATCTAAAGTTTCCTGAACTGGTTCTTCTAAAATTTGGTCCGCCACTTTCGTTAAATCATCTTTTTCAATTGGTTTGGCTTGTTCAATATCGTTTTCTTGCTCAATAACTTTTTTATTGTTGGTAAATATTTTTTCTTCGAGTACCGCTGTTTGTTCTTCTCGCTCTGGTGTCACATCTTTTCGTTCGAATTCATTTTTGAGCGTGTCTTTAGCAGCTTGCACAAATAAATCATTATCGTTACTAGTGTTAATTAAATATTTAGCAGCTCGATTGATGACTGTTCTTTTTGCCATTTCTTCTGGGAAATCGTTTTGAACATTTTTTGTTTTTGCTTTACTCCATGATTTATCAATTTGTTTCTTTGTCATGACGGTTGTTACTTCTTTACCATTCGATAGTTTAATGACCACATAAGCAGCCTTGATGTCGTTGTCTAGGTTTTCGAAGGATGTTTCATGTTTAGCAACAACTAAGTCGGGGCCGTCCATAGCAATTTCAAATACATCGCCTTCTCTTACTACAACAGGCGTGATATCTGCCCCTCCTGTTACTCGATCTAATACAGCCATGGTTCCGAAATATGAGCGCATAAGCTGGACCTTATTTCCATATTTAATGAAATAGCATTGTTTCTTCGCAGGTGATAATCCTTGAATGACCATATCAAGCAAGGCGTTAGAAATAGATGTTTTAGTTTCTGGATTGTTAGCTGCCAACTGAAGAAGGTTCCCTCCTGAATTGTTGGTTAGTTCAAAGAAAGCACTTTTCAAAGCATTCTGTGGACTATAGCCTGGCGGCATTTCTAATCCTTGCTCTTGCAATCTATTTAAATTTCCGATGACTTGTTCATCTAAAGAGCGTTGTGTCATTTGTGTTAAATCGTTACTCATTGTCATTCTCCTCTTCTTCGTCATATTCCCATGTTGGCTCTAATGCTTCTTTTTCTTCTGGCGGCTCTTGTCTAGCTCCTAATGAATCAAATTCAGGCATTTTCACCACTCCCAGAATATTTTGGTTTTGTTTTCTTCAAGTTCAACGTGATCAAATCCTTCTGTTTCTAATTGAGATAAAAACGTTGATGTAAGACCTTTACTATTCACCACGCAACTTGTATTACCATTTGCTGCTGCAGTTCGAATTGATTGAATAATTCTATTTTGAGCATTCGCTAACATTAATTCGTAAACATCATCACTCAAACCTCTTACTTCAATCATTGCAGGTCACCCCGTAAAAATGCAGTTAGTAATTCATCCATAGATTTTTCATTTGCAGCATCTTCGGCTCTTTCTGCTACGTATTCTGGGCAATCACAAGATTCGCTTATGCTTAATTGCTCTTTTAGATCACCTAATAATTTTTGCAAGAGTATAGCTAACCCGATAACTGAACCACAAAACGCAGTACTTCCTTGGTCTGTTTCAAAATTTGCGGCACATAGAAGAAGTTCAACATTTTGTGCCTTACATTCTTTCTCAAGTTCAATAATCATTCTTTCAATTTTTCTATTCATGTGGTACACTCTCCTTGAATTTGATATTTGTAATTGACCTACTTTGATGGCCGTCGAAGTGGGTCTTTATTTGTTGTTCCATCTTTTCATTCCTCATCATCAGACATCTTTTTGTAAATTCTTTCATACAGAGTCAATTGTCTTTCAAGCTGATTTAATGTATAAACGCTATTGTGTTTACGTTGATTAGATTGCATAAATTGCAAATTATTCTTCAATACATCGATTTTTTCTAGTACTACTTCTTTAACCATTTCAGTTTCATGTTCATTCAAAACCGATTTAGTCTTAGTTTTCATATGTGGTGGTATAGCTTGTTGTCGAGTTGGTAAAACAGCTCCTGTCCTACTATCTTGAAATGTTGGTCGTGAGTTCATTTGTTGAATGGTTAAACTATTTATTCGGTTTTCAGCTTCACTTAATCGTTCACTAATTACCCAATTATGAAAACACAAGATAGCTAATGGAATTGCGACTATTCCTATTACGTCGAATACATTCATTTACTTCACCTCGCGATTCTGTTTCCTCTTGTAATGTTCACCAGCGTTATCGGCGATCCAACTATTAAATGAACATAATTCAATGACAAGGTTATAAGTCATCAACACCAGTGCATAAATCAGTAAAATCTTTCCGTCTGCTTTAGTGCCGATTAATAAACCCACTCCGAATATATATAATCCATAGGTTAACCTATTTAGGTTTCTGTACATTTTTTTCATTTTGTTTTTTATCGTCCTTTCCTTTAATAGTGTACGTATGCGTGATGCCTGTTTTACGTGTCATAACGTTACAATATGCTTGACCTAATAAATCAATATTTACTTGATCTGCCATTTTATTCACCTCACTTGATATTTAAGATTTTTTTGATTTTCTGAACTTGCTCTTCTGAACGTCTACGACCATGAAGAATATCTGACAAGTAAGGGCTTGAAATCCCCAGTTGTTTTGCTAACCAAGATTGGTTTTTGCCTGCACGAATTAGAGCTGCTCTAACATCAATCGCTAAGTCTTGTGACATATTTATTACTCACTCCCTTTTATTTTTAATTTGTAAGCTAAAAAATTAGCTAATTTAATAAAACCTGTTGACACGTTTTAACCTATAGATTAAAATGTAATCATAGTTAAATAAGCCTTTTAAAGACTAGTAAATAAACACTATTACCGTTCCCCAACGATTTTTACATTTTATTTATTGGTTTTATTTGAGAACTTATTAGCTAATAAATTAGCTTACGGACATAGTATATTATTCTAAAGTTTAAAAGTCAACCGTTTTCGACAAAAAATTAATCTTTAGAATAAAAATAGGTCTGTAAAGCTTTAAGGAGCTTTGATATGACAGCATTTGATAGAATAAAAAAAATTACAGACCGTAGAGGTATTTCCATTAATGAGTTAGAAAATCGAGTTGGAATTAGTCAAAATGTATTATATGGATGGAAGAAAAAAACTCCTGGCGGTGAAAATTTGACTAAAGTTGCTAAATATTTAAATATTTCCACTGATTATATTTTAGGAATAGTTGATAATCCAGAACCTTTTGTCGAAAAAAAAACTGATGATTTAGACGATGTACTAGATAACGTCATGAGCTTTGATGGTGAACCACTTGATGATCATGACAGAGAAGTTATTCGTGCTTACTTGAAAGGAAGATTCGGAAAATAATTTAAAGGTTGTGCTATATGAAAAGTATCAAAGAGTTGGTTGAAGAATATAATGTGGAGTTGGTCTTTACTACATTACACAAAAAAGCTTGCTTCGAATCAGAACATGGTGTGATTTTTGTTAATCAAAATTTATCTACTGAAGAACAAGAAGAAGCAATTTATCATGAATTTAAGCACGTGAAAGATCATGCTGATTTGATGGCACTATACAACATCCCTATTTTTAGATCAAAAATGGAAGCAGAAGCTGAACATTATATGTTCGAATGTTTGATTGAAAAAAACGATGGTCAGTTTAATTATTCTAACGTAATTACACATTATAATTTAAAAATGGGGCAAGAAACTTATCTAAAATAAAAAAGCCCGTGCGACAACACGGACTTATACCTCATTTCGAGATTTGCTGATAAAAATATTATAACAGAAATGAGGATTAATTTAAAAATGAAAAAAATAGCAATGTTAGGATTAGTGGTTATTAGTATTATTTCATTAGCTGCGTGTACTGATTCTGAAGTAACTAAGGTTGATTATGACAAGACTAATAATAGTATAGTTGAAACAGATAGTCATGCGAAAGCTGAGTTTGCAACCATCGCTGAAAAACAAATAACTAAAAACTATGCAATTGATAATTTTAAAATTGATTTATCTAGCATCAAAGTTAACCAGTTTCCTGATGAAATTAACGCCGATACTGGTGAAGTATACAAGAATGTTATGAATGGTGGAGGAAAATTCACTTTTCAAGACAAAATTTATGATTTTTCGCTTATTTATTCAAAAAAAGACGAATCGAAATATACTGTTCTTTATTTATATAGCCCATTAGATAAAACAAAAACTATGGAAATACCATTAAAGAGCGATCAATAATCTATAAAAAAATAACGCACCCTCCGACCAAGAAGTTGTGCGTTAAAAATAGAACCAAAATAGGCTTATTTTGTTACGCCTATTTTACCAAAAATAATGAGGTGAAACAATGGCAAATGAAATAAAACAAGTAGCGTTATACATACGTGTGTCTACAGATCAACAAGCTAAACATGGTGATAGTTTGGATGAACAACAACACACTTTAAATGAATACGTAAGACAACAAGGAAATATGAGAGTATTCAAAACTTATATAGATGATGGCATTTCAGGTCAGAAACTATATCGTGATGAATTTCAAAAATTATTGGATGATGTTAAAAAAGGAAGAATCGATACGATCTTATTTACAAAATTAGATAGATGGTTTAGAAATTTACGTCATTATTTAAATATTCAAGAAATACTAGACAAAAACAATGTTACTTGGTTAGCCGTTACACAACCTTTCTTTAACACAGAAACAGCAATGGGCCGTTCATTTGTAAATCAATCAATGGGTTTTGCTGAGCTTGAAGCACAGATGACTTCTGAAAGAATACGTGCTGTTTTTGATAACAAAATACGAAAAGGTGAAGTCGTTAGTGGAAAAGTTCCCCTTGGCTACGAAATCAAAGACAAACATCTTGTTCCAAATGAAAAAGCTGAAATAGTAAAAGAAATTTTCCAGTACTATTTAGAAACTGGTAGCATGCGTGCCACCGTTAGACATTTAGAAAATCATTTCAGCATGACAAGAGATTATCAAAGCGTTCGGCAAATGCTTACTAATAGAAAATACATTGGTGAATTACGAGATAATAAAAATTTTTGTGAACCTATTATTGATCGTGACGTATTCGAAAGGGTACAATTACAACTTTCAAAAAATATTCGTATGAATAAAAAACGCGACTATATGTTTACTGGATTGTTAGTTTGTAGTGAATGTGGTTGTAATTATTCCGCCACGGCGGTTATTAGCCGATATGTACGCAAAGACGGTACGACAAACCCGAATGAAAGACATTTATATAGATGCACCAAAAACCGTAATAACGTAAAAAAATGTAGTAATAAAAAAGGTATATATGAAACTACACTAGAAAATTTCCTTCTGGAAAATATTGAAAAACAAGCAGAAGAGCTGTCTGTAAAAATGCAACAAGAACCCGAAGTAAAAAAAACTAAGAATACTAACGATAAAATAAAAAAGAAAATAGATAGACTAAAAAAAGCTTATCTAAATGAGGTTATAACATTAGAGGAATATAAAAAAGACAGAGAAGAATTAGAAGCACTTTTAATACCTGAAAGAGATAATAAAATTGCTAAAATTGATTTGAACTCACTGCATAACTACTCTACTGCTGAATTTAGAGATGGATATAAACAGCTAACTATTTCGGAAAAAAGTTCTTTATGGCGGCAAGTGATTAAAAATATTGTGGTTTATCCAGATGGAAATTTGAAAATAAATTTTTTAGGATATTGA